AAACTGGTGGACAATGCGTCTCTCTGTGGATGGCTCCGGACGCATTGACCCCGGGCGGATGCTCGCGGTCAAGGCTCTCGCGTTTTCGGACGTCTACGAGGCGCACGTAGCCCAGGATGCGATGGACCAGCTCCAGAAGCTGGAGCGAGAGAAAGCCAAGCGTGAGGCCAGGAACAGGCAGAACACACCCCGGAGGCGACGGTGAGCACGACTATCCGAGAGCTGCTGGTCGCGTTCGGCGTTGATGCCGATACGGCCGAGCTGTCGGAGTTCGATAGCGCCATCTCCAGCGCTACGGACAACATGGCAAGCGCCGCCAAGGCTGCCGCGATCCTTGCCGCAGGGATCGCCCTCGTAGCTGGCGCCATCGCAGCGACCGTTAGCGCCGTGGCCACCTCTGGCGACGAGGCGGCCAAGGCGTCGAAGCGCGTCGGTGTCACCACGCAGGAGTTTCAGGAGCTCTCGTTTGCTGCCGACCGATCCGGGGCCTCGATCCAGGACGTGGAGACATCTTTGCGCCGGCTCGCTGTCGGCACGGATGAGCTGAAAACCACCGGAGGCACGGCTGCGGACGCGCTGACTCGCCTGTTCGGCGACGAGGGCCGGGCGAAGGAGGCCGCGGCCAAGGGCCAACTCGGCTTCCTCGAGGCCATCGCCGACGAGATGGTCAAGCTCGAGGACGAGACGACCAAGATGGCGATTGCCAACGACATCTTCGGCAAGGGCGGCGCGAAACTGCTGCCGCTGCTGAACGAGGGCGGCAGCGCGATCCGCGACTACCGGATCGAGGCTCACGAGCTGGGCCTGGTGCTCTCTACGGAAGGGGCTGCAGCGAGTGAAGAGTTCGTCGACGGCCTGACCAATGCCAAGGCCTTCTTGACCGGCCTGCGGAACACTCTGGGCCAGAGCTTGCTCCCGGTCCTCAACGAGCTGCTCCAGCGGTTCTCCGACTGGGCGAAAGCCAACGGGGACCTCATCCGCCAGAACGTCGAGCGGTGGGCGAAGAGGATCGAGAAGGGGATCAAGCTGATCGGCACGGCGATTGATGGCCTCGTGTCGAGAATCGACATCATCGACACGCTCACGATAGCCCTCGAGGCCGCCGCCGTAGCTGTCGGCGTCATCGGGGCGGGCCTAGCGCTTTTCGCTGGGGCTAAGGCATGGGCGGGGATCTCTGCCGGGTACGCAGTGCTCGTCAAGGGGATCACGCTGATCGCTGGAGCCCTCGGCATTGCCTTCTGGGAGGTGGTGCTCATCATCGCCGCCATCGCTGCCACCATCGCCGGGACAGTCCTGATCATAGACGACCTGATCGCCTACTTTTCGGGCGCCGACTCGGCCCTCGGCACGTTCATCGAGAAAAACAAGAACGCCAACACGCTGCTTGGAGTGCTCGCCAGGAATCTGCAGCTCGTCGTCGATATCGGCGGTGCGTTCATCGATCTGTTCAAGGCGATCTGGACGCTCGTCGGGCTCGTTGCTGGGGAGTTTGCGGAGAAATTCGACCCGCAGATCCAGCGGGCGATCGAGCTGATGAAGGTGCTCGGGGCGGTATCAAAGCAGGTGGCGGACATCCTGATGGGCGTACTCGTTCCAGCGACGGATCTGTTCACTTCCGGGCCGATGCGGCTACTGCTCGACGGTCTACAGGGGGCCACAGCGTCCGTTCAGGGGATGACTGACGCCTCCGGGCTTGCCCCCTCCGCGGCCATGGCCGGCGGGGCTGGCAGCTCCAGCGTGAGCAACGAGGTGAACGTCACCGTCGGTGGTGATGCGAACGGGCAGGACATCGCCGCGCAGGTCGAGCAAGCCCTCGAGCGCTCCAACCGTGATGCTCTCGCAGCCCTCGCCGGAGCGGAGGTCTAATGGCTGACGCCCCCCTCATCATCACCCGCTCTGACGGTGAGTCTTGGAGTTTCGACGCCGTCACCAGGCAGGCCAGTGATCCGCGCGCCCGCATCACCGACCACCCGGTCGAATCTGGCTCGTCGATCTCCGACCACTCCATCCGTGAGCCCATCCGAGAAACCGCGTCAGCCACCGTGACGCGCTCCCCGTTGGAGGGCAGGACCTACGACCAGCCGACAGGGCAGGAGCGGGAGGCGGCGGCTACGGAGTTCCTCGCGGGCTGCTGGGGCCTCCTGCTGACCATCAGCTACCCCGACGAGGACCTGGACAGCTACCTGCTGACCAGCATGGCCAACGAGCGCGGCCCCTACGGAGCCAAGCGCTTCGCTCTCGAGTTCCGCGAGGTGGTGATCGTCGAGTCACAGACCGTCGAGATCCCTGTGACCCAGGCCGCCCCGGCTGCAGCTGACGGGCTCGCCTCCGAGGTGGACGCAGGCGAGCAGAGCGGCGAGTCTACCGAGACCAGCGACACCACCGACTCGGATGGCGTCATCCCGCCCGAGGAAGAGGCCGCGTCATCGTGGCTCTACCAGATCCTTTATGGCGACGAGCAGGAAGAGGACGCAGCCTGATGCCACGCTCCCTCCCCGCCTTCGTCGCCCAGCCGAGCACCATCTACACGATCACGCTCGACCAGACCCGCTACCGGGCTCGCCTCACCTGGCGGGCTCGTCAGCAGGCCTGGTACATGGACCTGTACACCCAGGCCGGCGTAGCCGTCGCTCGGGGACGTAGGCTCTCGGGCCGCTTCGACCCGCTGGCCGGGGTCCTGCAAGCCAACCGCCCGCCCGGGGCATTCCTGGTCTTCGGCGACCTCCGCGAGCGCGCAGAGCTCGGCACCGAGGACGGGCGCCTGCTCTACTACGACGAGGCAGATCTCCCCGTCGAAGATTCCAACAGCCTTAACATCAGGGTGACGGTGTGATCCAATTCGGCCGCATAGTCACCGCCCAACTGGGAACCGAGGGCGACACGGGCCGGTCCCTGTCGAGCCCGATGCGGATCAAGTTCGACGTGCTGATGAACGACGGCAGCACCCCGAACAGCGCGAAGATCTCAATCACCAACCCCGCCCCAGACACCATCTCCCTGGCCCAGCAGGAGGGCGCGGTTGTCCGCCTGCTGGTGGGCTACTCGTCAGGCGGTGGCGTCGAGCGCCTGATCTTCCACGGTGAGCCCATCCCTGACGGCATCGAAGAGCGCCGCGAGTCCACCGACCGGGTGCTATCGGTAGAGGCCCAGGACGGCCGCACGGCCTACACAGGCACGTTCATGGACGTGTCCTATGCCTCCGAGCAGACCGCGCGCCAAGTGTTCCAGGTGGTCGCCGACGAACTGGGGCTCCCCATCGGGGCCTATGACATCGGCGATGACGAGCGCTTCCCCTACGGCCGCGCGCTGTCCGGTACCGCTCGCAGCATCCTCGATGACCTGTGCGGCATGGTCGGCCGCCAGTGGACCATCAGGGACGGGACCCTGCAGATCTGGGAGACCGGCACGACCACCGGCGAGGATGCGATCCTCTTCACGCCGACCACCGGGCTCGTGGGCAGCCCCACCAAGACCGATACCGGAGTCGAGATCAAGGCCCTCATCGATCCCTCCATGCGACCCGGGCGAGCGTTCCGGGTCGAATCCGAAGCCATCTCCGGCGACTACCGCTGTACCGAGTGCAGGTTCCGGGGCGACTCCCGCGGGTCCGAGTTCTACGTGGAGGTGGTCGGTGTTACCCTCTAACGAAAGGAGCTGCGCCTGATGGCACCTCGCAAGCCCACCACAGCACAGGTCCAGGAGATGGCGGCCAAGACCGCTCGTGGGCCCGTGCGTGTTGCTGCTCCTGCCTGGGTGCTGTCCTACGACCGTGTCACCCAGACCGCGACTATCCAGATCGCCATCGCGTACCAGGTCCAGGACGATGCCGGCGAGAAGCTGCCCCGGGTCCGCCCGCCTGTCGCCAACGTGCCGGTGCAGTGGTCCGGGTCGACCACCTGGGACCTCGAGGAAGGTGAGTGGGGGACCGCCCTGATCTGCGACCGCTCGATCGACGAGTGGAAGGCGACGGGCAACCAGGCCAACGTGCCCAGGGACCCGCGCCGCTTCGACATCACCGATGCCGTGTTCCTCGCCGGCGTCATGCCGCCCGCTGCCCCCCTGCCGTCAGCGGCCTACGCTGCTGGCGCCGTTGTGCTCTACGACCGCGGGACCGGGGATGTCAGGCTCGGAGACTCGACAGCGATAAGGGCCGTGGTCCTCGAGACGTTCCTCAGCGCGTTCGGACCTATCGGGGCGGTTGGGCCGCTCCAGGAGATCATCGCTGGCATCACCCTGGCAGGCGGCGCCACTGTGGAATTAGCCGCTCTTCTGGTTCTTCTCCAGGGCGGGGCGTACAAGACATCCACGGTCAAGGCGGTGTGACATGAGGATTGACACATACCTCGATGGCCTCGACATCCCCGCCCGCCGCAGGCTGGTCTCGGGCGTCGACCTGATAGCCCAGCGCATCCGGGTCAGGCTCTCCACACACAAGGGCGAGATCCTGCGGGACGTCACCATCGGCCTGCCCTGGGTCCAGTGGCTCTCCACGAAGCCCGTCCCGCTGGCCTCCGTGCGCTCTGGGGTCCGCCGGCAGGCCCTCGCCGTGCCCGGCGTGACCTCCGTCAGCAATGTGCAGGCCAGCGTCTCGGGTGGTACCCTCTCGGTGTCGCTCGACGCCACCACAGACGAGGGAACCGTGAGCATCCAGGGCACAATCACCGACGCCGGAACCCGCACCATGAGCTTCACGACCAACTTCTGGGGCCGCGCTGGCTCGGTGCTCGCATGAGGTGGCGGCCATGACAGACTACGGCTTCGATTCCTCCGGCTACGTCGCCCCCAGGGCCTCGGACTTCGCGTCCATCATGCGGGACGCCATCGACGCCGCATACCTGGACGCGGGCCTCCCGGCTGTGGACTGGGATTCCGACCTGTACACCTCCATCGAGGTGGACGTGCTGGCCGACAGGCTCGGGGCCGTGTCGGAGCTCACGCAGTCGATCCACGATGCCTGGAGCCCGAACAACGCGACGGGGATCCACCTGGACGACATCGGGGCAACCCGCGGCATCGACCGGGACCCGCCGACGCCTTCGACCTGCACCGTGACCATCACAGGCACGGTCGGCACCATCATCGTGACCGGGAAGCTGGTCAGGGGCGGCGGCGAGAGCGACACAGCGCAGTGGGCTCTCACCGAGGACGTGACCATCCCGGGCGCCGGATTCATCGACACTGTGGTTCAGGCTTCCGAGGACGGGCCAACAGCAGCAGCCGTCGGCGAGATCGATGAGATCGTGACCCCGGTGGCTGGCTGGGTCTCCGTCACCAATGCTGCGGCGGCCACCACCGGCGAGAACCTCGAGACCGACAACGCATACAGGCTACGCCAGGCGGGCAGCTTGGCCAACCGAGGCTCTGGCACCCTGGCCGCGATCCAGGGGCGCGTCCTCGCTCTCGACTACGTCCAGGGTGCCTTTTCCGCCAACAACCGCACCGCGGCCGTGGCTGTCGTCTCCGGGCTCACCCTACAGGCCAACTCCCTGGCGGTCTGCGTCTACCCGGCCACCCTGACCACGGCCCAGGAGCAGGAGCTGGCGGAGCTGCTGTATCGGCATGCCGACCCCGGGATCTACCTGAACGGCACCAGCACTGCGACGGTGACCCGCTCCGACGGCTACCAAGAGACCGTGCGCTGGTACTACGCGGCGACGCTCACCGTGAATGTGCTCTCCACTGTAGCGCTGGAGAACGGCTACGCCCTCGGCGACGTGGACACCGACGTCCAGGCCGTTGTGACCGCTTGGTTCGCGGACAACGCTGCCCTTGGCGGGGCCATCGACGACCTCGACATCGAAGTCCCGATCGCCGACGATGTGGCTGGGATCCGCCGGGTGACCGTCACCTTCGACATCGGAGCCGGCGCGGTCGCCTTCGTTGAGCCCACCGCGATCCAGTTCCCGATTCTCGGCACGAACGTGGTGGCCTGATGACAGCCGCCCCACCCCTAGCCGCGGGCTACATCCCCGACCATGCCGAGCAGCTGGTCCGGGCGATGCCCACCGCGATGCAGGCGCAGACCAGAGTGTCGCGACTCCTGCAGGGGCTCGGGGCTGGCATCCAGGAGCTGGAAGACGTAGCCTTCTCCGTGCTCGACGGGATGACGCTGCATGCAGCCCAGGGCGTCCACCTCCGGCGATGGGCCGACCTGGTAGGCCAGCCCTACGACGGGCTCACGGATGTGCAGCTCCGCCGGTTCGTGCAGGCCAGGCTCCGGGTGCTCCGCCTGTACCGCCACGGGATCGAAAACCCGATCGACGCCCTGATCGACATCGCCCGCGACGTCACCTTGGCCAACTCGGCCCGCTACTTCGGGCTCTACCCCGCCGGCCTCAACATCTCCGTTTTCCGCTCGTCGTGGATGTCAACCGAAGAGGCCAACGCCACCGTGCGCCTTTTGGGTGACGCCATCCCGGCCGGCGTGGGCTGGTGTTTCACCGAGGCCCTCCCGGGCTACGCTGGCTCTGGCACCACCTGGGGCACGACCATCCTCTCCCGTAGGCTCTACCCATGACCACCATCGATAGCCCATTCGACTGGGGCGCCGTAGCCACCGCCACTGGCGAGCCCCACGCTCCAGCGCGCCCCATCGACGCGCAGATCTCCCAGGGCTACCCCGATGGGCAGCCGGTGCCAGCCGAGGAGTTCAACTGGTTGGCGTACATGATCGGCAAGGGCCTGCTCCCGCGCTTCGACACCCTCGAGGGGGCCGTGGCAGGAATGAGCGACAGCGCCGGGGATGCCATTGAGCAAGCCTGCCTGGTGGATGAGCACGACTTGGACCAGGCGCCGGGGACAGCGCACACGACCACCGACACAGCCGCAAACGTGACCAGCGTAGCCGTCACCGGCAAGTCGGTGGTCATCATGCACACAGGGGTGCTCGGATCCATCACCAGCAGAGCCCGCGACATCGTAGCTACGGCCGTGACCTACACCAAGACGATGCCTGCCAGCGCTAACGCGAGAGTGGCATCGAACGGCCAATACGTCGCGCTCGCCTACGGAAACTATGTCGAACTGTTCGACCACGACACGGGAGTCAGCCAGTGGGTATACAACCACGGGGCCCTGGTGCAGGACGTCTGCATGGACGGAACGCGGGTCTACGCCGTGGGCCTGCTCGGGACCGGCCTGGACATGGCTGTCGGGCTCGCAATCGTCGGTGGGGCCAAGACCTGGGGCTACAGGCACGGGGCCGCGAGCACGCTCTACAGCGTGGCCACCAACGGGCGCCAGGTATTCGTGGCCGGCACCGCGTCCAGCTATGGCACCGCAGCCACCATGCGGGCCATCACAGCTGCGGCGGGCAATGACGCAGCCAACGAGGGCGGGACAGCTCTGGACACGACTGGGGCGGCCTGGGACCTCACCCCCAACGCCATCGGGTCCAGCGAGCGGCTCGCGACGGACGGGCGATGCCTCTACGTCATCGACTCCGGGGCGGCTGCCCACCTCACTGTGCGGGGCTGCGCTGACGGCGTGACCCTCACCTCGCGCAACATCGCGGGCCTGACCACCGAGCGGAGCATCAGCGTCGACCAGGACCTGGTGGCAGTCGCCTGGACTAACGCGCTCGGCCAAGACATCGTCTCGGCCTTCCGCGTCTCGGACCTGGCGAGGGTGTGGAATTGGCAGCCAGCAGCTGGAGCGCTCGCCACCGTCGCCACCGATGGCTGCGCTGTCTTCGCTGGCTATACCTCTGTCGGGG